TTAGCTAACCCAGAATTAGCTCCACAAGCATACCCCATGATTCCGCATATCGCATGGGCTGAAGTTGTGTACATTCCTATGCTTCTGGAATAGGAAAGATCTTTCAATTCTGTACAAACGTCTGCAGGAGTTGGATTTTCAATCAAAACACCCATTTCTAAAGTATTGTACGCAAAGATTGTTGAAGGAACTGCTGATTCAACGTATAAAGCGATTTCAGGAATCTCTTCTTTGGTTACGTCCGTGCTATACACTATATACCAATCCGCTTGTTTGATCCTACAATCAGTCAATGCTTCAAGAACGGTTTCTTCAGGACTGGATGTATTGTCTCTTACTCCAATCCAAAAAGATTCTGGCACTGGTGATTGAGCCATATATTTTGCAGCAGCTATATATTCAGGATCATCTACTACAAAACCGTCCATCAACATATCAGAGACTGAAGAATATTTCCTTAATCTCTCAGATTTCTGAATAGGCTTACCTATCGTCAGTCCTTTCACTCCTATAATCAGCAACTGATTAAATGCTGCTCTAGGTGCAGCTGTAGGAGAGACTTCAACTGACACATCTACAATTTGTTTCAAATTTAAAGTCGTCATTTACCTACCTCCATTTATTTATTCTGTTTTAATTTTTGCAATTTGCTTCCCTTTATCTCCTTCATAAATCACCACTTCTATCCTATCAATAGCAGGAACAGTCGCTTTCCTAATTACAGATTCATTGAATTGTAAACTCAAATCTGTTCGTTCCCACCACATTCCTTGAAAAATCTCTGTCGCTCTCCTAGGAGCTACAACATCTGGAATTAAATACACATGACTGTTATTTATAACTCGTAAATTCTCCGGATAAAATATTTTATTCCTTATTGTTTGAGCATTCTCAAATGATTCTGGTCCATAAATAATTAAATCAACCTGCCAAACTCTTGTATAAGAAATTTCTCTATCAAAACTTTCTGGTGATGTCATTTTCCATGTATCCTCAACCTCTCTTTGTCTGTTATAAGGATTGTCAATCTCGATACATTTTAGGAAGACGACATCTTCATCAATTGTAAATGCTGGCTGTCCGGACTGCGACCAAGAAATTCTAACATCATTCGTCTTGGATGGGCTCATGTATTCGTCTCCCCATTGCAAAATCTTAACAAACCAACCTTGCATCAAGTCCTCAAATTGAGTTATTGTCAAATATCTTTCAGTCATTTATGCGCCTAATATTCTTTCGCCATAAGCTTTGTAGTAACCATAATCTGAATAATCCCAGACATGCTTTAATTTCCACTCTTGTCCTTTCCAAATTATCTTATCGGAAGTTCCCTTTTCTGTTCCTATCCTTGTAATATAGAGCGGTTTCACAGAATGAAACACCATCATGCCTGACACTCTATCTGCTTCTGGTAATATCTGTAAATCTTTTTCACTTGCTACACTTACAACTCCAGTCATTTCTATTTTGGTTACAGGACCTTCTGTCCATCTTCCATTTACCCAATCTCCATTTGATCGGAGAACTGTAAATATTTGTGAAAATGCTGGGTGTAAAACAACATGACTTAATTGAAATGGCATTTTTCACTCCTTATTCGATATCAACGACATAAGTGATTGCATCTCTCATCTTGCCTGTATCTTGTAATGGCTTGTCAGATCCTTTTGCTTTTATAGTTGACTCTGCTAGTGGAGGCCAATTATTTCTCGAATCCTCAAACCATAACTTAATCATATTGACAGCATCCATTCCTGCTATATGTAATGCTCTTACAGCTTCTTGTTCATCATTTTCTAAAAATGCTTTTCCTGCTTTTTTTAAATCTTCCTCTAATCGTTCTTTGTTTCCAGATGCAGTAATTGCAGGTTCAATCACTGGTCTTGGTGGTATATGATATAGAGGAGAGCCGTGTGACATAATATAAAGAGAATGAGCTTCACTGTAAGACATTCCTGCATCTGTGTTTTCTTTAATTTCCCTTCTCATTGATTTTGCCATCACTCCTTTTGTATGATAGGCAATAAGTTGAGCGTTGTTGACTTCTCCAGCTTCTCTTTTTGATGTTTCTTCAGTAATGCCAACAAGCACATCAACATTTTTCAGCTCTTTTATTTTTTTCATAACGCTTAATGTTTTATCAATCTCAACGGTAAGACCTGCCATAATCTACACCTGATAAGCTACTGCTAAATTTCTAACTAATCTTAATAATTTTCTTCCATAGATGGTTGTATTCCAATCTCCACCATCTGCCTCCATAAATGAAGCACCATCATATGTAATGCTAACATCACCAACATGATAGCTAACTGCTGGTTTTATACCCTCACCTGTATAATTCCCTGAAGCCACTGCGACTTGGTTATTGTATTGCATAATTATATGGTGTGCAATCCAAAGGGAAAGTGCGTATCTTCGTACAACGGAATCTGTTAAGAATCGAACCTTATCTACCAACTTGTCTCCAATACCAAACCAAAAAGCAATCATTCCATCTGTAAATTTTTCATCATCTGTAAACTCTGGGAAATCTATTCTAAATTGCTCTATCATCTCATCCATTTAATTTCTCCATGTTTAGTCATTCTTGTCTGCTTTGTACTTAATGATCTGTCCTGTTTTCCAAATGCCGAGGCTTAAGAAATAGAAGCCCAGGATGATCTCTGATAGCTTTGAAACCCTTTCCATTACTGCCGTGTCGTTCACCGCCTTGTAAATTATGTAAACCATAAACGCAGTAAGTATCTGGCTGATAAAACTTCCACGAATAGTGTTATCAGTAGAATCAAAAGCATTTGCAATTACTTTATTCCAAAGGCTCTTCATAACATTTAATACTCTCCTCAAGTCCTAAAGCATATCTCGATAACTCGTATGTCATCGCTCCAACATCTCTGGCTGTCCAGTAGGTATTACGAGGACAGGCCTTGATGGTTTTGGACATATCTTTTTTACTGTCACATTGTTCTGGTGACAGGCCATGATTATTGAAAGACCAAGCAATATCAGTAAAAACTTTTTCATCTGTTGCCTCCAATCTTGTACTGGTCATGTTTGTTAATTGCTGTTTAATTGTCCGCAGATTGTATTCTATTTTCTGCTGACGTTCTATTGTCTGTCGAGCGGCCTCGGTGTTCTTTGCGTATTCATCAAGTGCCTTTTGAAGTGAGGTTATTTGTTGTCTTTGAAGTTTAGTTTCAGCGTGCAGGTATCTGACATACTGAATCCCTGCTGTGACTAACAGAACAGCAATCACTCCTGACAGAATGTAGATAACGTATTTTTGAATCCAGGCAATTATCATTTCAAACTCCTAACCTAGGAGACTTGCGCTCCTCAAAGTATTGGTCGTGTACACTCTGCTATGTTGCTTCCAGTGATTTTACACCTTAACGAATAGCCTGCTTTAAAATTGCCAACGTTTTTTATATGGTCTGTATCGCCTCTTAATGGAATGACCTCATTTTCTTTCACCAGTGCCCATTCAAACTTGTCTGCTTTCCCGATATAAATGCACTTTGCACCGATTGACCTTGTGCATAATTCTCCACTGGTAATGTAGTAAGAGTTTTCAGCTTCAATCCGCAGGCAAGTAACAGGCTCATATCGTTCCACTGGCTTACAGTCCTCACAAGGTTTACAATCTTCACACTCAATCTCTTTTTCTTTTGAGTCTGATTCGTGTTCTGGTATAGACTTTTTTTCAGGTTCTTTTTCCTTTTTGAACGTCACATAGAACACAACAACAGCCATAAATACCACTACAATAAAAAATAGCACTGCTCCAACAATGTTCATATCTATCTCCCTTTCGCAATTTCCTTGTCCAGCAGTTCAATGATTGCATTAAACTTCTTTTGGTTGTTTCGGTAAGCCAAATATCCACCGACTACACCACCGATAATACCCACCGCCAACATTACTACTCCTACAATTAAATAACTCATTTTCACGCTCCTATATAATCTGGTTCTTCCCAATGCGGGTAATCTGGTGTTTTCCAGTCCCCGCCCCACACTAAATCCTTGTCAATCATTTTGCCTATGATACCGATTTGTTTATAATCCGCTTTTCCGTCTTTGTTCAGGTCTGTCTTTGCGTCACCGTGATAATTGCCTTTTGAGTCCTTAATCCCAAAATCTATTGCCCTGGACAAATCATCAGTTTCGTCATCGTTGGCTAGGTTAGTTATATGTTTTGAGTTCATTGTCCAAGTGATTTTTTTGTTCTGCTGTTCTGTAATTGGCGGAAGTTCGGCACGTTTTCTTAATTTGTTTACAGTTTCTAAAGTGTCCCGTCCCTGCGCAAAGTACGCAACCTGTACCTCATACGGTCTGTCAACCTCGACTACGAAAACGTCAATGCCTAATATCCGCTTACTTTCAGCAATCAGCTTCTCGGCGAAGTCTTTTAATCTTGGTGTCGCCTTGTTTAAATCTCTAGACATTATTTAATAAACAACCTCCAAAACCTCTCACCGCCCACAAAGAACGCTGACAAAAAGAAAACAAGCACTCCACCTATCAGTGCCCATTTCATAATATGCTTAAAAACTGACGTCCTCATGTCGTTTACAAAATCTCTGAACCATTGGAAGTCCTCTAGATTATCCAACTTGCACTTTATTACATTGACTTCTTCAACAGTTTCAATCAGCTTTTCTTTAATGCCGTTGTTGATTGTCGCTTTAATGTAAGCAACATCCTCGATTAAATCTTGCTGCTTGCTCATATACTTTATTTGATTATCAGCAAGGCAGTCTAATTTCTGTTCAAGCCTAGTATATGATTGTCTGCGTTCTTCTTCCATTCTCTCACCCGTCTCTTACCCTATGATTATGATTTGACTATGTGATTTTTTCTTTAACCATTGCGCATACAACACAATATAAGCATTTGTAGCAAAAGCATAACTATGATAATCGTCTGACCCATTATCTTCTATGTAAATATTAAGTTTATCAACATCACCTAACGAAAGCACTTCATTAAGAACACTAGTTATATCAATTTCAATATGCTGATTATTATCATACAACTCATCAGAAATAATAACAGACTCCGTAGTTCTTGTTCTAGTCATATAATCAGTTATGTCTATAATTTCATCAGGCGAATTATTTTTTTCTGCTCTAATAATTATACTTGTATCTTCGCCACCAAGACCGTGTCCATCTCCAGTTATCTGCAAAACCTGTAAATACAATTTTGCGTAAAGGAGTTGCTTCCCTTCTTCTATAAATATATTTGGGAAATAAAGACAGCTTCCAAGTTTTGTTAATCCTTCATAAAATGATAAATCACCAGAAATTATTACTGGAATTGGAAGCGGAACCAACATTGAATTACCGCCTACTGTTGCCTTTACAACATGTCCTCCAAGCCGAGAAGATATAATATCTCCACCTGCTACAACCATTACAGAAATTTTCTTATCAGATTGGTTAAAACTTTTAAATTCCCCCAAAGAAGATTCTCCATCATGGTCATCAAAAAATAATAATAACCTTGAAACATCATCTAAATTAACAATTTCTTGTACAGGTTTTGTAGCTCTTATATATTCTTTACCTGGAGACTTATCATTATTGTTATAAACTTCATAAGAACTTGTTAAATAGCTATTATCAGCTCCTCCTACAGCAGTACCTCTAAAATCTTTATAATCTTGAGCAGTAAGAGTTTCTGGAGGCGTGCCTAAATATCCAATTACTTTAGCTTTAGGGCTGGATGAATTATATTCATCAGCTAATTGTTCTAATACAATCATGGCAGATATTTGAGAGCCCTTTGGGATTGGTGGAATAAAAGATGCTATAATTCCCATTCCACATTTTGTCACCTGCACATTCTCTCCTATATAACCATTTCCTACAAGCAAAGCTCCAAATATTTCAGAGAACCACATGTTCTCATAATTTATTAAAGAATATTTATGAATTGAAAGAGAGTTATAAAATATAGGCATTGTTGTATCTTTTACCAATACAACACCATTATTAGTAATGGGTACATTATTGCCAGAATAATCTAAAAAATCTTCAGTTAAAGGTAAATAGAGTAATCGATTCCCATTATTATCTAATAATTCAAATTCAGAAATTAAACCTACAAAATTATTGATTGGCTCGCTAGAAATTGTATCATATTTAGAGCCGAGTCCAATACCCCACTGTCCATTAGAAATAATTCCAGAATATACATCCCAATCAGGCGGTGCTTCATCTATAGATTCTTCATCATACTTTTCAAATTCTTCTTCATCAATACTAGCATATAATTGCCTACTAGTATCATCAGCTTCTCCTTTTATTTTAATATAATGAACAATATTATCTGCAATAACTGTTGGACTAATTATAGGCCAAGAACCATCTTGTAAGTTACTAGAAATACGTCCTGATTTATTTAAACCACCAACTAAAACTAATGGTGCATATACAGGGCTCCCCGAATACTCACCTTCAATGCCAAATATTGAATTATTTCCTGCACTAAATGCCTTTATTTTAAAGCGTATTTCCCAATTACCTCTGCCGATAGTTGAGAAAATATCACTTGTAGATGATAAAAAACTATTACCATCAAAATAAGCCATTTTACCCATCATTCACCTCACGGAATTACAAATAACATCGTGACAGTTAAATTCTCAGCGTTTCCGTTAGTGCCTTTTAAACAGGTCACTTCCAAAGATTCTCCAGGGTTAATGTCATAAGCGGTAGAATCAATATTCACAACAGTTGAATAAAGTGTTTCGTCTGCCACAATCGTAAGCCCACCGGCTGAAGTGTTGACCTCGGCGCCGTTAATTCTCACGCTCACTTTCCCGTCATCGCCAGTATCCGCCACTTCAGACCATACCGTATATTTCACAAGATAAGCCTTCGCTCGCTGCCACAAGAAATTTGTATTCAACTGATTCTTAATCATGGCGGTGTCGTTGGCTTTTTCATAATCGTCAGGGAAAGCAAGAACAACCTGTGCTACTTTATTCGGGTCGCCGATTTCCAGTTTGGTTAC